TTGTTTGAGAAGTTGGCTCGCGAGGACTAAGTACTGAGCGAGTAGCGAAAGAGGGGAGTGAAAGCTCCCCTCTTTTTTATGACATGGATTGCATTGCCATCATATTTTGCACACGCATCAATGAATTTTCTTCGTTTCTCACACTTGCTACTGGAGCATTTGCTGCTGCAGATTGTGGCGGAGATTGCATTCCTCCTCCACCACCACCAGAAATATTGTTGATTATTGGTGCTTGTGGTTGACTCATCTGATCTCTTGTTGTTTGTTGATCGGATGTCATGCTTGTTAGAGTTGGGCCGGTTTGTCTTTGCGGTTGTTGTTCCATCTCTGCTGCTGTTGATTTAGGTTTTTCCGATTCCGGTATTGCTGTTTTTTGTTCGACCATTTGTCTCGCACTAGTATTTTCTAGTGCTGTAGCAGATGGTTGTCCTTGCGGAGTTACTGTTGCACTTGCCAATCTCATAGACTGATCCGCTTGTGGCATTTGCTGTTGTTGCATAGCTGCTGTTTTTTGTTCTTCTTGTGCTTGTTGCGATCTTATACTAGCGATTGTTTCTGGAAGATCTCTTCTACCAACTTTCCCAGTCTCTACGGCGGTTTGTGCTTTTTCCATTTTACTACCCATTAGATCATAGACTTCTTGCAATGATCTAGCTGTTCCGTCTTGTTTGTAGAATATTGATTTGTTTGCTTGTGCGGCAGCTTCGCCAGCCACTTCAGCTGCACTTCTAGAAGGATTCTTTGACATTTCCTTGAGGAAGTTGCTAGCACCACCGCCACCTAAGAAATGACCCATATATAGATCTTTTGCTGTTGCTTCTCTTCCTATAGATTTCTCTATTTGCGATTTGTTTAGATTGGTAAGATATTCAGCAGCTTGTGCTGATTTTTGTGGATCGAATCTATCTTGTTCTTTCCAATCTTTACCCATTCTTTTTGAGATTTCTTCCCAAGTTCCCTTTGTAAATTGGAATAGACCAGCAGCACTACTTGTTGAAGCTTGTGCATCTGCTTTTCCTCCAGATTCCATCAATGCGACAGATTGCAAATACTTCGACATTGCATCACTACTCATGTTTGATGATACATTGGGAGTTTCTGTCGATGTTTGCTGTGGTTGTCTTGTAACTGATTGTGTTTGCGGAATTGCATTTTCTAAATTGCTGGTTCTTTCACGAATTGCAGTTGATTGTGACTGATAAGAACTGGCCTCTAAATCAGGTGCATATGTTTTTGATTTTGTTAGCGGCACAGAGCCTTTATTTGCAAATATGTTTTGAAATCTTGATGAATATGATGGTATATTTGTTTTGGTTCTAGGTTCTTCTTGCTTTTTTGGAATTATTGTAGGTATTTTTTGTGCTTGCAATCCCGCAATATTAGACATTTTTTGTGTACTATTTTGTGCATCAGCATTTTTGAAAAAACTTGCAATTTTTTGTAGATTTAATTCGGGTTGATTTTCTTTTTTGCTTGCACTTGCTTTGTCTTTATCGCTCAAATTTTCCGTAATAGTATTCAACATGTTTGTCATGTTTTCTATTTTTTCTTTTGTTCCTTTTAGAGGCGAGGCTTCTAGTTTTTTACTTTGTTGCACTTTGCTTCCAGGAACGTTTGTTCTTTGATTTTGTGTCGGATCACCAAACACCTTTGAATACGTGTTTGTCACATTATTTGTTACAGTATCAGCAAGACTGTCGATCGGATTAGTTTCGTTTGCCTGCTGGTTTTGCATTGGTGTTGGTATCATTTTTTATTCCTACTTGCCTTGGTCTGATTTTATCTTTTTTTGGTTTGCGTTGCGATGTCTTTTAGTCTCTGATTTTCTTTTTCTATGTGCTGGATTAGTAATACTGTATATACGTCTCTTTCCCAGGGTATCATATTTTCCAACTCGCTTAAACTATAATGATAGTTATGCATCATTGTAAAGTTTGTTTGAAAATAGTTTGCTAAACTTTCATGACCAAGGCTTATGCGAAAAAACTTGTTAGTCCCTCCAAGGGTATAACATGTTGAAATCCACATTTACTACATTTGTGTTCAATGTTTGATTTTACAATAGGCATTGTATTGAAAAAATTATCCATCTTGTCAAAGCTTGATTTTGGAATGTTTTCGATATATTCCAAGATATCTTTTTTATCTAGCTCTTTGATTGGATAGACACCATCTTTGTCAAAGAAGTAGTCGATGCTATTGATGATCATATCCAATGCTGCTTCAACTGAATTTTTCTTGTTCTTATTGACAAGAACTTCAACCGCATTAAATGAAGGATATTTCATCACAACACCAACATCTTTTGTAAAGAAGATTGTCTTATTATGATTTGGATTCTTTTCAATTACAGTTGAGTTCAATATGTCGTGCTCAAATTGCATCAAGTTGTTGCATTCTTTATCTTCCACTGTATTTTTGCAGCGAAATGACATATTTACTTTTTCACTTATTGATCTTGCTCTCAAGTGAAGAAAGAAATATTCGATATCAAATGATGACATTTCATTGACATTGAAGTTTGTTTCGACAATGCAGTTTTTTATTATTTGTTTTACTGCATCAATTATGGTTTGATCATTTGATTCAGCTTGTTCACTCTTTTGCTCCTCAAGTGCCATCAATAGTATTTTTTGTTCTTTAACCAAAAAAGGTCTAAACTTTATTTTTCTACCTGTCGAAGGCAACTCAAAATCATATATTGGCAAATCAATTTTGGGTAATTTCATGATTTAAATAAATCCTTTCTTTATTATCTTTCTCGACCTAGATTAGTTGCTCTACTACTTTGTGTAGTAGATATTGCGATTTCCGAACCTTCAGGATATCCATCTGTTTGATTTTTGTATACAAAGTAATCGTATGAAAATGTTACAGCAACTCTTGCAACTTCTTCACTAGTCCAAGTCATTGATACTGGGCTAACTGTAGTTGGAAAACTATTGATCAAATCTATTTGATAAGATGGTTTATGGTCTACACCGTAACACACTATTTGCATATCAGCTGAGTAATTGTCTTTATATTTGAAGTTATGATAAGGAATATCTGGTTTATTGCCGCGACTTGATGGATACGGATTAATATAGTTCATCCAATCTTCAAATATTCTTTTTTCTGGCAATCCTGTATAATTAGAATACCTCAAATTTCCTTTACAAAAAAAGGTACAAGTTACTTCACCAAAGAAAGATTGTGTCGGGAATTTCACTACGGGACCATAAGTTCTATAATCAAAAGTATTGAATACTCTTCCGGGAATATCTACGGCTTCGCATGTAAGAGATAAGTCTCTAATTTTGTCTAGTGCAAAATTTGGTATTCTTGAAGAAAAAAATACTTTAAATCTACTTTGTCTTTGTAGATCTGAGTAAGTATTCAACATTTCAGTTATTTCTCTGACCGATGACATTTTTTCTTCCTTTATACCGGCGGACTGTGTTTGTTTTTTGAAGGATATATAAAACTTTCAACAGGCAATGATATTGCAATGTCCCATTCACTAGCATCAATTTTTATGAATCTAGAACGTATGTTAGTTGTCAAGTATCTCTTTACTGCAGGACTAGCATCAATCGAAAGTCCTTTTAATATTGCGTATGTAAATGTAAATCTTGTTTTTTCATCATATTTGTTATCATTAGTGAATACGCTTAATTTGTTCAAAAGTGCGGCTCTTGTTCCAACTGAAAGATAATGTAGATTGATTCCTAGAAATCCATCTGCAAATCTATCGAATGGAATGACTAGAGGAAATAGATCATATCTTGCCAGTTTGTCCTTCATCTTTGGATTATATACAAAGAAATACATTGCACCTAGATGAAATGCCGTTTCCTTTCGTTTCGTATCACGCAAAAGTTCTCTACGATTGAGACCTCTTAGTTCATCCGCTTTTTTTTGAATCCATTCTCTAGCTTTTTGTGAGCTAGCAGATAAATTCGCTCGTTCTATTCTTCTTTGTTGATTGTCTATAATTGGCATAATGATATTTATTTGATTCCCAGATCATTTTCTGTGAGAACCTTGAATTGCCAATTTCTGTCGAGACAATATTCTTGAGCAGCTTTCCACTTAGCATCATTGACTCCCCAAGTGACTATTTCGGTTATGTATTTTTGCGTTACTCTTGATCTTTTCTTAGGAGGCACTGACTCTTTTTGTGGCTTTATTTCCCATATCATCTCTCGTATTTTGTTGTCTTTATCACGAACCTTGACATAAAAATCAGGAAAGTAACGATGAACTTTGCGATCAACGGGAGAGAGATAAGGTATCACTATTTCTTCAGAAGACCATTGTATGACTGACTGATTTTCATCAAGAAAAACCATGACACGACGCTCCCAAAGACTACGATATATGATTCGTGTGGGATCTCCGCGATATTTTTGACTATTT